ATGGGGCTTTGCCGCGGGCGATGATTTGCTCCTCAAGCCGGGCAGCATCACCTTTGACGCGCTGCATGGGCTACGGCTGTGGAATCATGACGACCTCTATGTAAGAACGTTTATTGCCGATGAGGTGCGTGTGGGCGGCGGCGCGAGGATATGGCAAGTGGGCATCGATGCCGACAATAGCGACCGCTACAAGGTCCGTGGCTGTGTCGGCCATTGGGCACCCAGAGGGTTCCCGACAGGCGATGTGAACGATGTGGACTGGTACGGGGCATGGTTGTGAGCAACGGTGATCCTCTTTGGCCTGAGTCTGAGCCTATTGACACGATGGAGCAATTAAAGACGGTTACGCTAAGTCGGAGCCATTGGACTCTAGTACGCAAAGCACTACAGCGCTATCGGATGCGAATCGAAGAAGTCGGCGCGCTGGGGTGGTATGACAATCCAGAGGTAACGCGTCAAGAGCTTGCGCGCGTAGATGCTATTTTGGCGGTATTGGAGGAATAACATGCTACAGCCGCCGCGTGATCATTTTGTAATGCTGATGCGCCGCCTGATGGCCTACCTGCTGATCATGGGCGCGGTGGCGGTCGTCGTCTGGCTGTTCGCATTTCTGAGGGACGTATACTAAGGGGAATGACGTGAACCGATATTTAACCATGTTTGGAATTTTATTGGCTGTGCTCGCCATCGTCTTTCAACTGGCGAGCATCATACCGGGGTCGGTGCTGCTCATTCTGTGCGCTGCCGTGATCTTGATTGGCGTCGGCTCGATTACGGGCCAGTAATGAACGCCGACCCACTGCTGCCGGAGTTTGTCGGCATTTTTGTGCCGCTGGAGATCATGCGCCTCGAGCAATGCGGCGGTCCGAAACCGGCTGAATTTGCCACCGCTTCCGCCTACTGGAATCAGCGGCTGGAAGCCGGCGAGCTGGATGAGCTGCTGTACAGGCAAAAGGGCAAGACAGCGCGCAGTGCCAGTATGCTGGTGTCACTGATTGCCTGCCTGGCCTTTGCCGAGGGTGGGGTAAGGGCTTTTGGGCACGACTTTGTCGCGTACGAGGTGCAGCCGGAAAAGAAGAACCCGCCAGTTGGGGCTATTTGTGCTGTGAACGCGGAGCAACTGCCGGCGGGATTCTAAAGCCAACTGGCTCGGTAGGATTTGCCCGGCAGTAGATGGCTTCGACAAGGCCGGCACCGACGAGCAGCCAGGCATCGTCCTGGTCAGCCACGCCGGCCAGGAAGCGAGCATAAGCAGCCTGCACTACGCAGGCTCCGTCTGGGCAGCGAATCTGTAGATGTTCCATACAGAATACGACGCGGTAAAGGGCGCGGACGGTACGGCCAGCAAAGAAAAACCCGCCAGTTAAGCGGGCTCTGCCTCGAGTTCCATTTCCAGTTGCTGCAGCTTGAGCGGCGGCGTTTTCTGCGGGTGCTTTGTCTGCTCGCGGGAACCCTCTGGGTGCCGCTGCCGGTGCTCAGCCTGCTGCTCCTGCTCACGCCGGCGCTGCTCGTTGGCGGCGATGGCGGCGTCAAGTCCATCAGGTAGCCGATAAGGGGATTTTTCAATCACCTCAAACTCATTGTCGCCGAGCCGTCGTAGGAAAGCCTGCCAACTGTGCTGGTAGGCGTAACGTCCATCTTTGGCACGGGAATTGGTCTGCACGGCCAACGCTTCCAGAAACGCCAGTTGTTCTGCGGTCAGCTTGATGACGAAGGATCGATAGTCGGTTGCCATGTGTGTCTCCTTTGCATAACTCACGCGTAATTTAGCATAGGTGTGCTATCTCTAACAAGTAGACGAGGACACAATTTTGACAGGTATGGGAACTAGAAATGTCGTAAAATGTCGCAATTTCGCTGGACTCAAAAAACCACATCGGCCGCGCTAGCTCTGGCTGATGGGCGTACACAGCAAGAGGCATCCGACATTGCCGGCGTCAACATTCGCACGATTCAACGCTGGCTGCAATTGCCGGAGTTTAGCGAGGAAGTAGATCGCCTGGTCTTCCTGACCGGCATCGCTCGCAAGGCTGAGCGGCTCAAAATCACGAAGCGGATCGCCCGCAATCTGGGCGACACAACCGAAAAAGATTTACTGGATTGGCTCAAATTCGCCCAATCTGAAACCGATGGCGTCAAACTGGACCTTACCGGCCTACTCAGACAACTTACCCCTACAGGGCAGGCAGAACAATCTGCCACCGAGCCTACGCATGGTTCACGCCTGGCCGGAAGCCGACCAGACAGAGCTACTGATCAGTCGCCGGATGGCGGCGACACCGCATAGCTTCGAGCACTTTATCCGCCAGGTCAATCCGCGCTATGAATTCTATGCGCATGTGGAGCGGCTGCTGGCTGTGCTGGATCGAGTGCTGGACGGCTCGATCAAGCGGCTGATGGTCTTTATGCCGCCTCGTCATTTTAAGAGTGAGACAATTTCTAGGCTGTTCAGCGCCTATTATTTATTGCAATACCCCTATCGATGGGTGGGTTTAATGGCCTATGGAGCCGACCTTGCTTATTCATTAAGCCGCAATGCTCGCACCAACTTCGAGGCAGCCGGCGGCGAATTGCGCCAGGCCAAAGCTATGCGCCAATGGGAAACCTACGGCGGCGGCGGTATGTGGGCTGCCGGGGTGGGCGGAGCGGCGACCGGCAAAGGATTCAATTTGGGCATCATCGACGACCCGATCAAGAACGCAGACGAAGCCGCCTCCGAGACGATCCGCGCCAAGCAACAGGATTGGTATCGCAGCGTGTTTACCACGCGCCAAGCGCCCGATGCGGCGATAGTGATTATCCAAACCCGATGGCACGAATTAGACCTTTCCGGCTGGCTCTTGGCACAGGAGCATGACGAGCCAGAAGGCTGGCATATCGTGTGCATGGAGGCGCTCAAGCCGGCAGCTAGTCAGCCGTTTCCGCTGAGCTGCACCGTGGAGCTGGACCCACGCCAGCCGGGCGAGGCGCTTTGTCCCGACCGTTATCCGGTTGAACGTTTGAAGCAGATGCAGGGCCAGTTGGGCAGTTACTTCTGGTCGGCACTGTACGACCAGCGCCCGACTCCCTTTGGCGGCGGCCTCTTCCAGCGCGACTGGTTCGACCTCGTGGGCGCGGCCCCTGCCGATGCGCAGCGCTGCCGCTATTGGGACAAGGCGGGCACCGAAGGCGGCGGCGACTACTCAGCGGGTGTCAGACTAGCGCGTGATGCCAACGGCGTCTTCTATGTCGAGGATGTGGTCAGGGGCCAGTGGTCGGCCCTAGCCCGCGAGCGCATCATGCGCCAAACGGCGCAGATCGACGGCGGCGACGTGACGGTGGTGGTCGAGCAGGAGCCGGGCAGCGGCGGGCTGGAAAGCGCCCAGGCATCGATCCGCAACCTGGCAGGCTTCCCGGTCTATGCCGAAAAGGTGACGGGCGAAAAGCAGGTGCGCGCCATGCCCTTTGCTGCCCAATGTGAGGCGCGCAACGTCAAGTTGGTGCGCGGCAGTTGGAACGCGGCATACCTGGATGAACTCTGTTCTTTTCCCTATGGCGCGCATGACGATCAGGTCGATGCGGCTGCGGGAGCTTTCGCCAAGCTGGCGACGACGGGCAGCCTGCTGCTGTTTGGCGGTGACGAGTAATGCCGCAGTTCAAGCCCAAGCCGCATGAAGTTGATCCCGACTGGCGCAACCTGCGTGATGCCAAAGGCCGCCTCTATGGGCGTGTCAACCGCGTGCAACTGCTGTTGGAGTTGCGATCCCATAATGGTCGCCATGAAACAGTTGTCTTTGATTTGCGCGAGGTTCTTGTCATTCGCGAAAATGATGATAATATAGACAAGTAATTCAAAATAAATAACCTGAGAGCGCATGACGCCCACGAGCCAGCAATGGCCGGTGGGCGTTTTTTCGTTTCCGGCAAACAGCCTATGCCACGCTTTACCCTTTTCGACGGCGCTACCCTCAAATCCAAAGACCTCTCGGCCTGGAGTGCTGACGAGTGGCATACGGTCTTCGGCTCCTACTTTGGCAGCCAAGACGAGTCGCCGCGCAGCCTCTACAGCCTGGTGGGCTGGCTCTATGCCTGCGTCAACCTGCGCGCTGACCGCATCTCGTCGATGCCGTGGGCCATCTTCCGCGGCGAAAAGCAGGTGCTCTCCAACGAGGATGACCTCAGCGCCTACGCCTACCTCGACAACTTTGCCGACCTCTTGGAATTGACCGAGGCGGCCTTGTGTCTGTGCGGCTATGCCTACTGGTTCAAACAGCGCAACCTGCGCAACGTGCCGCTGGCCCTCAGATGGTTTGCGCCGGATACGGTCGAGCCGCTCTATGACAGCGCCGTGGGCATCAGCGGCTACCGCCGGCGCATGAACAACGGGGCCGCCGGCCGCGTCTACACCACCGAGGATATTGTCTATTTCCGCCTCAGCAATGCCTTTAGCGAATTAGAGCCGGGCACACCACCGGCGCGCGCTGCATTGGCCGATTCTACGGTGCTGCACAACATGGCGGGCTTCAAATCCGCCTATTTTGCGCGGGGGGCGATCAAGGCGACCGTCTTGACGATTGAGGGCAACCCCGCCGATGCCGAGGTCAAGAAGCTGGAGGCCTGGTGGAAGCGCTTCTTTAGCGGCGTGCGCTCCGCCTGGGCCACAGCCGCCGTGCGCGCCGGGGTGACGCCGGTGGTGGTCGGCGAGGGGCTGGAATCGCTCAGCAACAGCGAATTGACCACCGAGAGCCGCCAGTCTATCGCCACCACGTTGGGCGTGCCCCATTCCATCGTCGCCGCCGATGCCGCCAACTTTGCCACCGCCCAGCAGGACGAACTCAACTTCCTCAACAACTGCATCATCCCCGAAGCGAGGCTGATTGAGCGCACGCTCAACCGCCAGATGTTTATCCCTGTCGGCCTGCGCTTTCACTTCCAGCCCGAACGGCTCAGCGCCATGCAGGAGGATGAGGAGCAGCGCGCCCAGGCCTACAGCCTCTATGTCAACAGCAAGATCAAGCCCAGCATCGCCGCCCAACTGGTCGGCCTCAACCTGCCCGACGGCGTGACCTACGAAATGCTCGACGAGCAGTTGGCGGTCGAGCAGGAGTTGCAGCGCCAGCAAGCCGAGGCGCAAGTGGCCAGGCTGGTGCAGCCCAGACAACTGCCGGGGCCGGTCGATGAGGAACCGCGTGAAGTACGGGCATATCGTGAGTCGCAGCGTGACAAAGAGATTGCTCAGTTTAAGGTATGGGCCTCCAAGAAAAAGGCGACCAACGTGGATGATTTCCGCGCGGCATATCTGACCCGCGACGAAAAGCTAGCGCTGTTTGCGGAGGTCGTCAAAGACGCGGATGCGCCCTTTCCCTTTCCCTATCCCTGAGCAAATCACGGTCGCCTGGTTTAAGGCGATGGTCTTGCAGCTCAACCCGGACGGCGATGAGGATGACGATGCTGAGCAGCAAATCCGCCGCCAACTGGAGAAGCGTTTTGAGCGTGAGCTTGCCGGCGCATTTGACGAGCAGCTCGACACATTGCTGCCGGAGGGGGCATCGGATGACGTGATCCGTGCCGCCCCGCATCAGGTGACGATGAGCAGCGAGCCGGTGCGTGAGGTCTTGCGCCGCAACCTGGAGCAGGGCAGCAGCCTGGGCGTGAGCGTGGCCTTTGACACGCTGGAACAGATCGGCATGGCTTTTGACTACACATTAGCCCACGCCAAAGCTGCGAGATGGGCATCCGCCTACAGCTATGAGCTGGTGCGGGACATCAACGCAACCACAAGCGCACGCCTACAGGTGGCGGTGCAGGATTGGTTTAACGAGCGCACGACCTTGCCCGATCTGGTGAAAGAAATTGAGCCGACCTTTGGCCGGCGACGCGCCAAGCTGATCGCTCAGACGGAGACGACGAGAAGTGCCGCAATGGGTGCTATCGAGGGTTATGCGGAGAGTGGCGTAGTGCAAGAGATGGAGTGGGCCACCGTGAATGATGAACGTCGGTGCCAAACGTGTTTGGGCTTAGATGGCAAGCGTGCGCCCTTGCGAGGCACATTCCCAGGCGGCTACACCGCGCCCGCGCATCCTGGGTGCCGCTGCATTATTCGACCTGTCATTGCGGAGCCTTAAATGTCGATCTCGATCAGCGGCTTAGAACATTTATACAAAAAGCTGGGGACCGTTTCATCCGCCAAAATCCTGGAGCCGCCGATGTGGCGCGCCGTCTATCGCCTGCAACGACCGCTGCAAGTCTACCCGCCTAAGCCTGCGCACAGCACGTACAAACGCACCGGCACCTATGGCAAGCGATGGTTAGCGAAGGTCAAGGTCGCCGCCAATGGGGTAGTCGGAACCGTCGGCACCAATGTGCCCTATGCACCGCTGGTGGGCAGCCGCATGTTCCAGACGACCACCCACCGCAGCACGGGCTGGATCACGGATTCGGAAGCCGTGCAGCAAAACGAGGATGCGATTGTGGCCGATTTCCAGCACGCGGTAGACAGGGCTTTAGCAAGTTAGGAGGCAGACATGCCGGAAGACAGCGATGTACTGGTTTATATCGGCGATGCGGTGAAAGCCCTCGACGATGGCGGGCGCGTGGGTGGATATTTGGTGCGCTACGGGTCGCCCGCAGACGTAGACCTGACCGGCGACTACTTCGACGCCAGCACCGACTTTGATGTGGATGAGTGGCCGCACAAAAGCCGCGTCTACTACCAGCACGGTCTCGACCACCAGCTCAAGCATCGCAAGCTGGGCAACGGCGAGATGCGCCAGGATGAGATCGGCGTATGGGTCGAGGCGCAATTGGCGCTGCGTGACGATTACGAAAAGGCCATCTTCGAGCTGGTCAAACAGGGCAAGATGGGCTGGAGCAGCGGCACCGCCGGGCATCTGGTCGAGCGTGAAGAAAAGGGCGCATCGGCCCACATCCTGCACTGGCCGCTGGGCCTGGATGCTTCGATTACGCCAACCCCTGCCGAGTATCGCAACTCGGCTGTTTCTCTCAAGAGTTTATCCCTAGCGGT